ATGGAGATAACCGGATTTAGTTATCCGACAGTCAGGAGATACATTCCGGTCACTCCGGAAGGATGAGAGGAGGAAACAATGAGAAAGCACAGAGTTTTGAGGGATTGGGTGTACATCGCAATGGCGATCGGCGTGTTCGTGGTTGCGATCGTGGCAGCAGGCCTCCTGGAAGTGTGGATCCCATGATGGTCATGTCACTTCAGGATCTGGTCAAGGAAGGATTCCCGAAGAAAGACCTTCAGGCGATCGCAAATAGCGAGGACTTCGCAGAAGTCGGCTTCAGGGGAGAGAAAGCCGGATCCAAGATCTACTTTTATCCATCGAAATTAGAAAAATATTTAGAAAGGAGAACAAATATCAGATGAGTGTTTTGGTAAGCATTATAGGACAAAGTGGGACCGGTAAATCGTCGTCACTCCGCTATTTCGACAATGATGATGTGGCGATCATCAATGTCAGCGGAAAGCCGATGCCATTCCGGTCCAACCTCAAAACATTGGATCCAAGTGGGAACAAAGATCCATATCAAATTATAACTGACTGGCTACCTAAAATCAAGCAGCCGAGCATCGTCATCGATGATGCGACATATCTCATGGTCGACCAGTTCATGGCAAATGCCCAGGTCAAGGGTTACGACAAATATACGATGATCGCTTATAACTTCGTGAACCTGATCGAGGTCGCAAGACGGCTTCCGGAGGACAAGGTTGTCTATTTTCTCGGTCACATCGACCAGGCTGATGACGGCAGGGAGCACTTTAAGACCATCGGCAAGATGATTGACAACTATGTCACCCTGGAGGGCAAGTTCACGATCGTGCTGAAGACTGTTGTGAAGGATGGCTTTTATTATTTCAGCACCCAGAACAATGGTCAGGACACAGTCAAGAGTCCGATTGGGATGTTTGAGGAATCGCTGATCCCGAATGACCTGAAAATGGTCGACAACGTGATCCGCGAATACTGGGATATTCCACGGCCATGGGAGGTAGAGGAATGACGATCGCCAACGTGAGCCAGCCGACCTTTGACAAGATCTGGAACGGCGATCCGAAATTTGCCAGTCTTCGTGGTCCGGATATCTCCGGAAGACAGATCGAGATCCATGCGCCTGGTTACGACAGATATATGACCGGCGTGGCGATGGAATACGAAGACGGCGTTGTAACGATAGAAATATTCACAAGAGAACAATGAGGAGGAAAACATGATCAATAAACCTAAAGACTATGACAACATTCCGATCGGCGTGGGTGAAAGCCTAAAAGCCGGAGGACATAAATGCGTGATTAAGAAGCTGGAGGAGGCAACATCCAGCAAAGGCAATCAGATGCTCGTCATCTATTTCGACACGGCTGACGAGGATATTCAGCCACACTTCTATATGGATAGATACATCAACGACAAGCGTCCGGATAAAAAATGGGGCGGTCGCTTCTTCCTGATCGTGGGAGGCGAGTATGGTCCGGCGAACCTGAAGCGGTTCATCACGGCTGTGGAGGACTCAAATGACGGATTCCAGGCATGGGACTTTTCAGGGAATTTAAGAATGGAGGCATTCACTGACCTCAAAGCAGGCCTGGTGTTCCGGAAAGAAGAATACACGCGGGAGGATCACACGCTCGGTGTCGCCACTAAAGGCTTCCGCTGGTGCAATTATGAGAAGGCTTATGAGCAGAAGGAACCGGAACGGAAAGCTGCGCCGGCACCCATCCAGCAGCCTGACTATGGATTCGTTAATGTCCCTGCTGACGCTCTCGAAGACGAAGGCCTGCCGTTCAAATAGGAGGAAGTATGAACAGCAAACAAAAGGGGAAACGAGGCGAATTAGAGGTCGCGCGGATCCTGAAGAGCCACGGATTTGATGCCAGAAGAACAGCGCAGTTTTGTGGGAATACCGGAGATGCAGCTGATGTGATCGGACTTGATGGTTTCCATATTGAAGTGAAACGCGCCGAAACAACAAAAATCTGGGAATGGATCCAGCAGGCTGAAAGAGATCACAAAGCGGGGACGATCCCGCTTGTGGTCTTCAGAAAAAACGGAGAAAAGTGGAAAGTCTGTTTAGACCTTGAAAAATTTTTAGAAATTATAGGAGGCAATTATGGCAACGAAGAAAACAGAAGTAATCGAGATCAAACCGATTGAAATAGCAAAAATCAATTTAAGAATCGTAGGCGACACTCCGCTGATTATGCATGCATGGAGCGAAAAGGCAAAGCGCGAAATGCTGGAGGCACAGCAGGGTGCGAAAAAAGGTAAGGCAAAGGAGCGGAAAAATCCGGTGGTGGATTTTATCAATTCCATGTACTGGCTGACAGAGAAACCGGATGTTGATAACAACATGAAGGAAGAAGAATGCGAGGATCTCTTCAATGAAGCGATCAAAAAAGGTGCAAAGTTCGGATTTCCGGTCACTGCATTTAAGCAGGCAGCGATCTCCGCAGCTTATCGGCTTGGATGGTCAAAGGACAAGATGAGCCTGCGCGGTGTCTTTTTCATTGATTCCGATGAGAACGGCATGGTCGAGATCCAGTCCGATGTTCCGGAGATGCGCGAAGACATGGTCAAGATCGGAATGGGAACGGCTGACATCCGCTATCGTGGTGAGTTTAAAAACTGGTATGCGGATTTGACGGTCAGTTATAACGCAAACGGCAATTATGACCTGAACAGCATCATCAACATCATCAATGCCGGAGGATATGTTTGCGGAGTCGGCGAATGGCGACCGGAGCGCGATGGACAAAACGGCATGTTCCATATTCAGGCTAACTGATTTGGCTGGCGAGTTAAGTTGCGGTGCGGTTAGTTCTGGCGATGCGCGGCAAGGCAGGCATGGTGCGCTGGGGTTGGTCAAGGCACGTTTCGTTGAGGAATGGCTTGGCAGGCAAGGTAAGCTCTTGTGAGGTCCGGCGTGGTCTTATGTGTTGAGTTATGGAATGGCCAGGCATGGCAGGCGGGTTTAGGTTTGTTGTGGTGCGCTGTGGCTTGGCAGGTTGTGGCTTGGCAGGCAAGGCGAGTTGTGGCGAGTTATGGTTAGGCGCGTTCTTGTGAGGTTTGTTGAGGTAGTGTCGGGTATGGCAGGCATGGTGAGTTGTTGGTCTGTTGTGGCAAGCTGCGGCGGGGTACGTTTAGGCATGGAATGGAACAAAGAAAGGAGATGATTAAATGATTTATAAATGGAAAAACTTTAGTTATAAGACCAGCGCAAATGTCGCTGGCGAGGTATGTGAGGAGCTGGATCGCACAGTTGGCTTGACTCCGGAGAACCTGGTGAATGCCAGCCGTCCGGAGGATGCTCCACTTCATTCGGAGTTTGAATGGGATGACAAGGTGGCAGCAGAGGAGTTTCGGAGGACGCAGGCACGACAGATGATCTGCAACTTGTCCATCGTGATTGAGGAAGAGAAGACGGAGCCGGTCAGGGCATTTTTCAGCCTTCAGAATGGCTTCCGGAAAAATACTGGAACCTATGAGAGCACAATCGTGATCCTGGGCGACAATGAAAAGCGGAAAAAACTTTTTGATAATGCGAAACGCGACATGGAGGCATTTAAAAACAAATACCAAATGCTGACAGAATTGGCAGATGTTTTCGCAGCTATGGATGCAATTGTAACGAGGTAGCAAATGAACAAAGATTCAATGATATATCTTTTTGAATGGGACGAAATGTGCGAAGACTTGACGGATGAGGAATATGGACAGCTCATCCGTGCGGTCAGCAAATATGCGCAGACCGGCGAAAAAACCACATTCAAAGACAGAATGCTCCGATCAAATTTCAAGACCATGATCAAGGCAACAGACCGATTTTCCGCTAAATATGCGGAGAAATGCGAGAAAAATCGGGAGAATGGAAAGCGCGGAGGAAGGCCGAAAGAAGAAAAAGCGAACGGTTTTTTAAAAAACCCAGAAAAACCGAACGGTTTTTCCGAAAACCCAAAAAAAGCGAATGGTTTTTTTAAAAACCCTCCTGAACGTGAACGTGATCCTGAACGTGATCGTGGTCGTGAACGTGAGGAGGTTGCGCCTTCGGCGCGCATCACACTCACCACCACCACATCGGAGGAGATCGCTCGCTCCTGGAATGGACAGAATTGCACTCAAGACATTCAATCTTGCTTCTACCCTGATCAGCGCAGGGACCGGACCGAGATGGCCGTGGCTATCTCCGGAGGCATGGAAAGGTTTCTGCAGCTGATCGAGGGGTTAGGATCGCAGGCATATTTCAAAGACCGCAATGTGGATTTTGACTGGTTTGTGGATCCGAAAAACTTCCAGAACATCCTGGAAGGCAAATATAAGGATCCACTGAAAAAAGCAAAGGAGGGATGGGTATGAGCAAAGACGAAATAAAAGACCTTCTGGTCGAGATCAAGAGCTTTTATCCACGCTTCTCTCTGGTTAACCAGGATTACATGGTCTATGAGCAGACGCTGGACGCTTGGTACAGCATGATCGGCTATAAGACGGCAGAAGACTGCCGGAAGATACTGCAAGATCATATTACCGGTCTGAATGGCGATAAGGCACCAGGCATCAGCGTGTTTGCCGGTGGATCCAAACAGAGCGGGTATAAAGGCACAGCCTGGATCCAGAACGGACAGATCTGCTGGAAGCCGGAGCCGGATGCAGAGGTGCAGCGGTTCAGCGCAGTCTGGGATGGAAATGCATGGAAGGACAGCGAGGGGAGGCTGTGGGCCTCTCCGGAGGAGGATTAAATGAGCACATGGAGATGGAAATATGATCCGGACAAATGCGATCACGGCGTGTGCGTGGGGGACTGCGACAAATGTGACCGCGAGGATCCGGAAGAGGAGGAAGACGATGCCGAGATACATTGATGCGGATGCGTTATTGGCGAAATTAAACGAAGAAAAAATACCATACGATTCAGACATTAATTATTTTATCTGCCACGCACCGACCGCAGATGTGGCAGAAATGGTTCGGTGCGAGGATTGCAAGTTCAGAAAAATTGAATTTGGATGGAATGGGGAAAGGTACAAGATGTGTGCAAATACCGATTATCCAACAGATGACGATGCTTATTGCAGTTACGGAGAAAGGAGAGAAGATGAGATTCAAGGAAAGAAATGACTTGGCTAATCGGTGCAAGGAATGGATGAAAAATCAACTTGAGAATAACATTACAACGCCATTGGATACCGTTCATATGGTTCTTGCCTATTTAGATATGAATGGGTACCTAAATAAAGTTGTGCATGGGGAGTGGATTTTGAATGATGACCAAGTTTATGAGTGCAAAGATTGTGGTTATGTTCCATCGTTCGATGGATATACATATTACAACTTCTGCCCTAACTGCGGTGCGAGGATGGACGAAAGGAGAGATGATGAGCAAATACATTAAGGCAGACACGATAATTAAAAATCTTAATTGCGAACGATTGGACGCATGCATGTCGGATCGGGACGTCGTGGACATGATAGAAAGTGCTCCGTTTCTTGAAATCATTCGTTGTGAAGATTGCTGTTATTGGGAAAACTATCACGATGTTATGGTTTGCGGTTTAACAAATTCAATGCGGAGAGCGTCGGATTATTGCAGTTGGGCGGATATGAGAGGAGGAAATGATGGTAATTAACATAGCATTCGGCGTGATGCTTGGATTTATGTTCCTGGGCATTGCAGTGGTGGTGATCTGCCTGATCAGCGCAGTGATCATCAGAGCACAGGACAAGATCAGGGAGATTCCGGAGCGTCCGATCCGTCATCGGATCAGGCCGGAGCGCAGCAAGTATGAAGAAATGCAGAGGATAAAAACAAAGGCAAAGGAAAATAATCCGGAACACTGGAAGGAGGATGACAGATGGTAAAGGTAACTGCAAAGCAGAGCTACAAAGAGATAGAGCTGATCGTTGATTCGTGGAATGAGGCCCAGGAGCTGATGCAGAAGCTCCTGAAGGCCGGCGTTGATAAAGTCACAGCGGAGGTGCCTATCGAAGTGGATGAGCTGCTTCAGGAGATTAAAGCTGAAGACGTACAGAGTTGAGGTGATAGAATGAAGACTGCTGCTGATTATCTCTGGAGCATTCTGCTGGTTCATCAGCGGATAGACAGCAAAAAAGAGAACCTTGCTAATTTGCAGCTGCTGGCGACATCGACCGGTGCAATAAGATATGACAAGGACCGGGTGATGACTTCGCTGCCACAGGAGGCCGGGTTCGAGAATCGGGCGATCGATGTCACGATGCTGGAAAAAGAGATCCAGAATGATATTGATGAGCTGACTGCCATGTATGACAAGGGCAGGGAGATCATCCGGAGCGTGCCTAATCCGATCGATCAGGCGATCCTGGACATGATGTTCATCGACCATGTGCCGATCAGGACGATAGCAGTCAGGCTTAATTACTCGGAGTCTAATATCTATTACCGCAAAAAGAAAGTCATGGATAGGTTAAAAACACAAACTTTGTAGACTATTTGAATACAAGATGTAGTATAATGCTAACGTGAAGAAATGCAGGGAGCAGCCAGAAATGGCTGCTTTCTCTTGTTTGCACACAATTGGGGTGGTTCGCTTGGCGAGGGATTTTGCGGGTAATTTCTACAAGACTGCGCTGTGGCGCAATGCGCGGAGGCTTTATATCCAGTCAGTCGGCGGGTTATGTGAGCGGTGCTATGCCAAAGGCATCATCAGGCATGGCGACACTGTACACCACAAGATCCCATTGACTGCTGACAACATCAATGATCCGGAGGTCACACTGAATCCGGATAACATGGAGCTGCTCTGCCGTGACTGTCATGCGGAGATGCATAAGTCAGCGAAGCGGTTCAAGGTCGATGAAATGGGGAGGATCACGGCACGATGATCCCATATATCGAAACACATATAGAGGACGCATGCAATCTCAAATGCTGTGGGTGCTCGCACTTCTCCGTGTTTGCGAAACCACATCGCAAAGACCTGGAGGAGTTCAGGCGGGAGTTCACCAGGCTGGCAGAAATCGAGAG